ATTAATAGAATAGAAGATGCAGGTGCTTACACAAATACTGCAGACGTATCTTACAGATTTATTCCATGTATGATTTCTGGATTAGCTTATTATTTAGCTATGAAACGTTCTCCAGAAAGACTACAGTTTCTTAAGTTGGTTTATGAAGACGAAATGAAAAGAGCCTTAGATGAAGATGGTTCTAGAACAAGTTTATTTATAACTCCAGAGAGTTATTTTCCGCAGGGGTAAATTATGGGAAGATTTGCAAGAGGTAGTAGAGCTTTATCAATATCAGATAGATCAGGAATGCAATTTCCTTATCAAGAAATGGTAAAAGAATGGAATGGTTCCATTGTCCATTATTCAGAGTTCGAGAAAAAACATCCACAGCTAGATCCAAAGTATCATGCTGCAGATCCACAAGCTTTAAAAAAAGCTAGACCTGATACATCAAGAGGGACTGGTATTACAGTACCACTTGATTTACAATACTGGCCTGGACAATACTTATCTAATGGTATGCAACCTGGTACATCACCAGATGAAGAAAATGCTAAAAGACAAGCAGGGATATCCATAGGAAATATTGAGATAGCTTTTCCTACTCAAACAGCAAATACCACAGGGACAACTACAACAAGTAACACAGGAAGTGTTACAATAACAATATTATAAATATGACATACGCAGAATTATTACAAAAAGTTAGAGATTATACAGAAGTAGACTCAAATGTTTTAACTGATTCTATTATCGAAGACTTTATTAGAGATACCGAATTAAAGATTTTTAGAGAAGTAGATGCAGATTACGCTAGAGAATATGCAACAGCTTCACTTATAGCAAACACACCTTATTTAGACTTACCTAATGCAACATCTAGTTCTGGATTAACCTCTACCAGAAGAGCTATTATTGTAAGATCATTTTTAGTAGAAGATTCTAATCAGTCTCCTACAACTAAAGAATACGTAGAACCTAAAGACACTAGTTTCATATTTGAATATAATTCAACAGGAGCTACAGGAGTGCCTAAATATTATGCAATGTGGAAAGAGACAACTATTATAATGGCTCCAACCCCAGATCAAGCTTATAACGTACAATTAAGCTATATTTACACTCCAGATCATCTGTCAGCTACAAATACAACAACATATCTATCAGACAATGTACCAGAGTTATTACTCTACGGCACTTTGGTAGAAGCGTATGGGTTTTTAAAAGGACCCTTAGATATGTACAAACTGTATTCAGACAAGTATAATGTAGCTATGCAAGGTTTTGCGTTGGAACAAGTAGGTAGAAGACGTAGAGACGAATATCAGGATGGGACACCTAGAATATTAGTACAGGCACCATCTCCTGATAAAGGTAATTAAAATTATTTATAAGGAGTAATAAAATGGCAATAGCACAAGCAGTATGTAATTCATTTAAACAAGAAATTTTAGAAGGTATCCATGATTTTGAAACTGGTGGAGACGAGTTTAAATTAGCACTGTATACATCAGATGCAAATTTATCTGCAGCAACAACTGCATACAGTGTAACGAATGAAGTACCAAATTCAGGTGAATATTCAGCTGGAGGAGGAACGTTACAATCTCAACAAACAGGTCTAGACACAGGCGTAGCAATTGTTGACTTCGCAGATTTATCTTTCACAGGTGTTACTTTAACAGCTAGAGGAGCTTTAATTTACAATACAAGTGAATCTAATAAAGCAGTATGCGTGTTAGATTTTGGATCAGATAAAACTGCAACTAGTGGAACTTTCACTATTCAGTTTCCAGCATTCACATCTTCAGCTGCTATATTAAGAATAGCTTAATAACGGGCAGGATTATGAATGGCAACTACTTGGGGTACAAATACCTGGGGATCTAACTCATGGGAAAGTGATTTAAATATAATCACCCCAAGTAGTAATGTCATAACTGCATCATCAGGAACATTAGAAGCCTATCAAATAAACGGTTGGGGCGGTCAATTTTGGGGAGTACAAAGTTGGGGTAACCTAACTGATGCTTTCGCAACTGTAACAGGTCAAGAACTTACATCATCATTAGGAACAGAAACCGTAGACGGTGAAATCAACTCTGGTTGGGGTGGTGAAGCTTGGGGAGAAAACGGTTGGGGTATCTTTGGAGACGTATTAATTTCTGGAGAGGAATTAAATTTAACAGTAGCTTCAGTTACTGTAGACGCTCAAATTCAAATTGGTTGGGGTGGTTTATCTTGGGGCGATGGTGAATGGGGAGATTTAGCAAACCCAGATCTTCAAGTTTCAGGAATAGCTTTAACATCTAACACAGAAGATGTATCTATTATTGCAGATGCAAATGTAGGTGCAACAGGAAATGAAATAACAACAGATACAGATGGAGCTGTTGCAGGAACTTCAGCAGCACCTATTGCAACTGGTATAGAATTATCATCTGACACGGACGGAGTATTTGCAGGGGAACTTGTAACAGTAGAACTATCATCACCTTCAAACGACCCTTGGGGTAATGAAGTTTGGGGTAATGGTCAGTGGGGTGCTGGAGATGGTACATCAATTTTAGGAGACGCTGTTGTTGATTTACAAGGTAATGCAAATGTTATCCCTACAGGAGCAGAAGCTACAGGTCAAACAGGAGATTTAGGTCAAGCTTCTATTTACAATGTAACTAATGGATCTGAAAATTCAGTTGAGTTTACTGCATATAACCAAGCACAATTATCTACAGCTCAAGCTAAATTTGGAACAGCATCTTTATTATTAGATGGTACAAATGATTATGTAGAATCTAACTCAAATGTTGATTTAAGCTCTGGTGATTTTACAGTTGATGTTTGGATAAGACCAAGTAGTGTTTCAGGTTACAAAGGTATTTGGCAATCAGGAACAAGTACAACAGAACAATCTTATTTATTAGGTAACACAGTTTATTGGAGTGTAAATCCATCAACAATTATAAGTAGTTCAGTTACTGTTAATGCAAATGAATGGACTATGTTGTCTTATGAAAGACAAGGCACCACCCACAGGATTTATAAAAATGGAACTTTAGAAGATACAGCTTCCACGGGTAATAAACAAGATAATGGTCCATTTAGTATTGGTGAAAATGGCTTTGGAGATTTCAATGGTTACATTGATGAATTTAGATTATCAGATATTGCAAGATACGGAGGTTCAAGTTTCACTGAACCTACAGGAGCGTTTGTACCAGATTCAAATACAACATTCTTGTTACACATGGATGGGGCAAATGGATCTACAAATATAGTAGACGATTCTCCAGGAGTAACTATTGCAAGATTCGATATTGGAGCAGCGTTTGGTGGAGAAGTTGTAGAAGTACAAGTTAGAACAGCTTCAGCACAACCTTGGGGTAACGAAGCTTGGGGTAATGGAGAATGGGGACAATCTGTTGGTACAGATATTGCAATAGGAGCAGATGCAGTACTAACACCTTCAATAGATGTTCCTGTTACAGGAGAACAATTAAACTGGACTATTGGAACAGAAACTATTAAAGCAGATGCTAACGTTTCTGTTACAGGTCAAGAGATAGAATCTTTATTAGGAGATGAAAACGCTTTCACAGACGTGACTGTTGAGTTAATTTCTCGTGAAGAAAACACTGTATCTATAGGTAATTTTGTAGCTGGAATAAGTCAATTAATTGTACCTACAGGCTTGGAAGCTACTACAACTAGTGGTACAATGGGTGTAAACGCGTGGGCAGTTGTTGAAACTAGTTCTAATACAACTTGGACAGTTGTTGACAAAGCAGCGGCTTAGTAATAAAATTAGGATATTTAGGAGTTATATATGGCATCAAGTTATTCGACAGATTTAAAACTGGAACTAATGGTAACAGGGGAAAACTCTGGTACATGGGGTGATAAAACAAACACAAATTTAAACTTAGTACAACAAGCGATTGCAGGTTACGAAGCTGTAACTGTAAGTGGTACAGGTGATACTGCATTAGTGATGACTAATGCTGCACTTTCAAATGCAAGAAACGCTGTTATTAAATTAACAGGTACAATTACAGGAAACATAACAGTATCTATTCCTGATGGAATAGAAAAAACTTACATTGTAGAAAACGGAACTACAGGAGCTTTTACAGTACAGTTTAAAACATCCTCTGGAACAGGCCCTACTTTTTCTGCAACAGACAAAGGTATTAAAGTTTTATATTCTGATGGTACTGATGTTAAAGATGTATTAGGAAATGCATCACAAATTAATTTAGTAAATCAGAACGAAGTAAGATTTGAAGATGCAAGCGGTGGTGAATATGCAGGATTAAAAGCACCAGCAACTGTATCTGCAAGTTATACACTTAGCCTACCAACAGCAGATTCTGCTAACAGTGGCTATGGTTTAACAACAGACGGAGCTGGACAATTAAGTTTCACTGACGTCGCATCAACAGGTAAAGCTATAGCTATGGCTTTAGTTTTTGGTTAAAATTATAATTAATAAGGAGTAAAAAATGGCAGCACCAAATCTAGTAAACGTAAGCACAATTACTGCAAAGTCAGTACAAGGAGCTTTAACAACTACTTTAACAACTGAATTTCTTGCTAATGCAGCAGCTTCAGGTATGGTATATAAAGTAAATAACATCTTAGTAGCAAACATTGATGGAAGTAACGCAGCGGATGCATCTGTATTTATAACTAAATCAGGTGGATCACCAATTGCAATCGCTTCTACAATTTCTGTACCAGCAGATTCTACTTTGACTGTAGTTGATAAAAACACAGCTTTATACCTTGAAGAAGGTGACAATATCGAAGCAGGAGCTAGTGCAGATTCAGATTTAGTTATTACTATAAATTACGAAGAATTAAGCTAATAACAGGAGGCATTAACGGTGGCTCATAAACTGTTCGCAATTTTAGATGAAACAAATTTTGTAAGTGATTTGCAAGTCGGTTCTGATGAACTTAGTTCAGAACAGGCGATGGCTGATTTCTTAGGAATTAATGTTTCTAAAGTAAAAGAGTATAGTCAGGATGGTACTTTTTTAAGCAGAGGTGTTGCTGCTATTGGAAAAGAATATAGACCGACTCAGAACGATTTTATAGTAGAACAGCCTTATCCAAGTTGGATTTGGCATGAAGCGGACAAGAAATGGAGAGCACCAGTTACATCACCTTCAGCGTATGATGAAACTTATAATTTTTGGTGGGAAGAAGATTCACAAAAATGGAGAGGATATCCAAACAATGGAGCTCCACTTTATGATCCAGCAGAGGATCCTAGAGTAGATTACTATTGGAATCCTGAAACATCACAATGGGAGGCAGTATAAAATGGCTAGACAATATTATAACAATGGTGGATTAATAGGACCTGATAATGATCCTTCAAATACTCCAGAATCAATTTCAACCTTCACAGGTGGTGGAACTTTTACACCCTCTGGAGCAACTACAGCAGAAGTCGTAATCGTCGGTGGCGGCGGTGGTGGGGGCTCAAACCGTGGTGGAGCGGGCGGAGCGGGTGGTGTATTATATGCATCATCTTACACTTTACCTGGATCACCTGTTTCAGTTTCTATCGGAGGCGGTGGAACTTATGCATGGACAGGTACAAATGGTGGATCTTCAAGTTTTGACGGCCATACGGCACAAGGTGGCGGTGGCGGAGGAGCACACGGAGGTAATTATGCGGCTAAACCTGGAGGATCTGGCGGTGGAGCTGGACACGCTATGGGTGGTATGGCAGCAGGATCAGGAACACAATCTCCATCAGGAGATTTTACAGGATATGGAAATCCAGGCGGTGACGCTGGAGACCCAGCAGCGGGCGGAGGCGGAGCGGGACAATCTGCTCGTGGACGAACTGCAGGGGGACAAGGTATTCCATTAACAGTTAACACACCTACAGCATCACCAACTACTTACTACTTCGGTGGTGGTGGCGGTGGCCCAAGAACTTCAGGTGGACAGGGTGGCGGACGTCACGGTCAACCAGGAGGAGATAACCAAGGTGGCGGTGGCGGATCACACGGTACAGGTACAGGTGGTACTAGTCCTACAGCACAAGCTGGTTATGTAGCTGTTAAAGAACCTGCATTTTTTGCAGGGGCACCTGGTGTTTGGAGACTTCAAGAAGTTTACGAACTTGTAAAAGACGGAAACTGGTCATCTTAATATAGACTTAAGATATTAATTAGTGTATTAACTTTGTATGAAGTTAATGAAAGGTCCTACTATACCTCAACCTAAAATATTAGTAGTAGACGATTGGTATTCTAAAGAAGAAGAGGAAAGAGTTTGGAAAGAACTTGAATTCTATACTCAACCTAATAAATTTGATAGAGCCGAGAATGGTAATGTAGCTTTAGATGAAGACAATAAAGTATTAGGAGAACATTTTAGAGTTCATTTAGATCAGTTATATACACCAAAAGCAAGGGATTTATTAAATATATCTGATATTTTAAACTACCATTCAAAACTTCAAACACCTCAGTTTCATGAAGCCATAAAAAAAGCTAATCCAACTTACTATAGAATGTTTAGAGAAACAAATATAACTTATTCTTTAATATCTTATTATGATGCAAATGATTATTATAAACCTCATCATGATATATTTATGTGGACTGTGCTTATTTGGTTTTACAAACAACCTAAAGCTTATACAGGTGGTGATTTAATTTTTCCAGAATATAATAATTTTAGAGTTGAATCTTTGCATAATAGAATGATAGCTTTTCCTAGTTATTATTTACACGGTGTAGAAACAATTAATTTGCCTGAAGATAAAACAAACAAAGGACTAGGAAGATATACAATAACTCATTTTTTACACACTCATGCAGGAGGAAAGTATTGGGAAAATGAACTTATTAAATAAATTTTGGTATTTTGAAACAGGAGTGCCTTTACATTTTTGTGAAGAGATAATTCTTTCTGCTCAAGATAAAGGTGTTGTAGACGGTGTAACTGACGATATCAAAAGAGAAGACATTGTAAGACTATCTAAGCAGAAAAAAAATACAAGAAATAGTAAGGTATGTTTTTTAAATAATAAGTGGATTATAGATCAATTAGAACCTTTTTTTTGGGATGCTAACAAACAAGCAGGTTGGGATTTTAGCATTTCACATTATGAAACCTGTCAGTTTACTTATTACGACGGGCAAGAAAAACATTTTTATGATTGGCATTTAGATGCAGGACAAGAACCATATAAAGAAGGCTACTGTAAAGGCACTATACGAAAACTATCAATGGTTGTCCTTCTTAATAAACCAAATGATTTTGAAGGTGGTCAATTAGAATTTGATTATAGAAATAAAATTAATCCAAAAATTGATAGAGCACCTTTAACAAAGCAAGGTTCATGTGTTGTATTTCCGTCTTTTTTATGGCATAGAGTAAAACCAGTAACTAAGGGATTTCGTTACTCTTTAGTTGTTTGGGCTACAGGAGAAAAGTACAAATGAAAAAAGATTATATAAAAATTAAAAAAGCTTTGTCAAAAGATATCTGTGACTTTTTATGTAACTATTCAATGATTAAAGCACAGGCTTTAGCAGAACTAAAAAGAAATGATTTTATATCTATCTATGATACTAGATGGGGTTTTTTTGGAGATGATCAAGTTCCTGATAAAAATACATATTGTTTATACGGGGACGCTGCTTTTGATAGTTTACTTATAAAATTACAACCACTTATAGAAAAAGAATTAAAAAAAGAACTAATACCTATGTATAGTTTTATTAGAATATACAGAAAAGGGAATGATTTAAAAAGACATACAGATAGAAAGGCTTGTAAGTATAGCATTACATTAAATCTTGGTGGAGATGATTGGCCAATATTTATGGCTGGAAAAAAATGTGAAATGAAACAAGGTGATTTGGTTATCTACGATGGTTGTAAAACAGAACACTGGAGAGAACCTTTTGAAGGCAATGTATGTATTCAATGTTTTCTTCACTATAATGAAAAAGATGAAAACTCAGATAAAAATCTATTTGATTCTAGAGTTGCTCTAGGTACTTGGTCGACATGCACAAGGGAGTAAGCTTTCAAGTTTTTGACGATCTAGTTCCTTTTGTCAAACAACAATATATCTATGATTTTTGTATAAACTCTAGCTATGCATTAAAAGGTTGGAACGATAGGTTAGATTTACATATTACAAAACACGATCTACATTCTAGGTGGAACCTAGATGATTTGATTAGATCTGGTTTATACGAACATGTATTAGAGGCATTGGATAAATCTAATACAGGATTTACAAGTGAACACTTTGAACACACTACAGTTAATATTGTGAGAAAAGATGATTATTATTACTCTCACACACATGGTAAAGATTGTTTAGTTGTTTTATATTATGCAAATTTAGAATGGCATCAAGAATGGGCAGGGGAAACTATATTTTTTGATAAACAAAATAAAGAAGCGATTGCTGTGAATAGTTTTAAGCCAGGAAGAATTATTGTATTTGATGGTAATGCACCTCATTCAATACGACCACAATCAATAGTCGCTCCTGATTATAGGTTTACTATAGGAACTTTTTTTAGAAAATGTACGAAGTAATAGATAATTTTTTATCTGAAGAAGACTTAATAAAAATAGAAGAGGTAATCTTAAGGAGTGTAGATTTTCCTTGGTACTATCAGCCTAGTATATCGTTTGATGAAAAAAAATCTAAGTCTGTATTATTTTATTTAATACATATGTTTTATTCAAACCACAGACCCTCTAGTAACTATTTTCCTCTGGTTATTCCTTTACTTAACAAACTACAACCTAAAGCTTTAATTAGAGTCAAAGGTAATTTTTACCCTAATCAAGGAGTAAAAGATTTAGATGAGATGCATCAAGACTATCCTTTTAAACATAAAGGAGCTATATTTTCTTTAAATACATGTAATGGAGGAACTTTACTTAAAGATAAAACTTTGATAAGCAGTGTAAGAAATAGAATGCTTTTGTTCGACCCAAGCGAATTACATGATTCCATTGGTTGCACAGATAATAATAAAGCTAGGATAAATATAAATATTAATTATTTTTAAATGAAATTTGAAAAATCAAGTATAAGTTCAACAGTTCTAAAAGGTAGATTTGAAGAACACAAGGAAGTTAAAAAGAAACTTTTAGATTTACAAAAAGATGCTCCAGGTGAACCTTGTGTTTTATTAGACGATTATCATACAGATAATATCTCTTTTACAGATTGGTTCCATGCAGGGGATTTAGAAAATAGACCTTGGGTAAAATATTTCATGCCTAGATTTACACCTTATTGGGGAGAGATGGCAAAAGAACTAGGTTTTGAAAATCTACAAATTAATAAATTATGGTTTCAAAGATATAATCAAGAAAGCTTTCATAACTGGCATACACATGCCTCTAATTATACAGGGGTATATTATCTAGAACTTCCAGAAGGAAGTGGTCAAACAGAATTTATAGATCCAACTGATTTAAGAACTACATGGTTTAATGATGCAAAAGAAGGTGACATTATATTTTTTCCATGTCATTTAATACATAGGGGATCGATTCAACAAATTAATAAACAAAAAACAATTATTTCTTGGAACTTAGACTTTCAAACTATTAGAAGGGATGTGTTAAAAGTAGGTGCAACTTCATCAACAAAGTAATTTTCTTACAAAAGAAGAATGTAAGTTTTTTATTGATTTTCACAATAATAACTTTTTTAAACTTCCTGAACTTTTTAAAGAAATTCATAGAGATACGGAAGTTATTCATTACTCTAAATTAATTAGAGAAGATATTTTTAACTACGTTTATTGCAAGATTGCTTATTTTATACAAAGTATTAATAAAAACTATTATCCAAATTATGTACAAATAGTTAAATGGCCTAATCAAGCTAGTCAGCCAGAACATAAAGATTTTGACTACCATCCTTTTACATCTATTATTTATTTGAACGATGACTATGACGGTGGTGAAACGTTTGTAGAAGATAAGGTTATTAAAAAAGAAACTGGAAAAATTGTAGGATTTACAGGAGCTAACTTAGCTCACGGTGTAAATAAAATTAATAATGGGACTAGATTTACTATTCCTGTTTGGTATAAAGATATCTATGGTAGTAAATAAAATTATAATTGTTGGTGGTGGTAGTGCAGGGTGGATGACTGCAGCAACTTTAATAAGACTTTTTCCTAATAAAAAAATTACATTAATTGAAAGTGCTAATACACCTGTTGTAGGTGTAGGTGAAAGTACCTTAGGTTTTATAAATCATTGGTTACAACTTCTTAAAATTAAAGATGAAGATTTTATGAAAGAGTGTGATGCTACTTATAAATTAAGTATAAAGTTTAATAATTTTTATTACGAAAGATCTGGAAGTTTTCATTATCCTTTTGGAGAACCCTTTGAGGACGATTTACCAGGAGGTAAAAATTCTTGGTATTTTAAAAAATTTTTATCTAAGTTACCTCTTCCGTGGACAGATTATGCTAACTTCTTATACCCAGCTATGGCTTTAGTTAAACATAATCGTTTTGGTGAAAACATAAACGGTGATTTAAGTAATTTTGATTTAGTTCAAAATAGTGCCTATCATTTTGATGCAATTAAATTCGGTCAAGTTTTAAAAAATAAAATATGTATACCAGAAGGTGTTGAACATATTATTGATGATATTAAAACATGCCAAAGAAACGAAAGAGGTTATGTTACTGGTTTAAATGATAAGTATGCAGCTGACCTTTACATAGACTGCACAGGTTTTAAATCACTGTTAATTGGCGAAATGATGGAGGTACCTTTCATAAGTTATAACGATTTATTACCAAATGATTCAGCACTTGCAGGGCAGATACCTTACAAAGATAAAGAAAAAGAATTAGTATCTTATACAGAATGTAGTGCAATACAAAATGGTTGGGTTTGGAGAATACCTAGCTGGAATAAAATAGGAACAGGGTATGTTTACAGTTCTAAGTATGTGGATGATAAACAAGCTGAAATAGAAATGCATACTCACATGTTTGATACATGGGGTTTAGATACGAGAGATACTTTAGAACTTAAGAAAATTAATATGAGAGTTGGAAGGCATAAAGATATTTTTTATAAAAATGTTTGTGCTATTGGCTTATCTGCTGGTTTCATAGAACCTTTAGAAAGTAACGGTCTATTTACAGTACATCAATTTTTAATAAATTTAGCAAGAACCTTACACCATGAAAGTATAAATCAATTTGAAAGAGATGCTTTTAACCATAGATGTAATTTAGAGTTTGATAGATTTGCTGAGTTTGTTGCTATGCATTATTATTTAACTAATAGAAAAGATACTAAGTATTGGAGAGATTTAAAAGATAAACAAATTATAGATTTGAAGAAACAACCTAGTATGGATATTAACAACGGTCTTAATTTAAAAGTATTTAATAACTATGAATCAAATGGTGGTATGCATTGTGTAGGCACAGGTATGAGACAACTTCCTATTGATCCTACAGAAATATGTTTACAAAATAACATTACAGACTTTGAGGCATTTTCAAAACAACATATAGAACCATACATTAAAAGAAGAGACGATTTGGTGAAGTCTTGGGATCTTATAGCTCAAACAAAACCTAAGCTAATAGACGTATTAAAGAAAATACATGAAGGTAATTGATAATTATCTTGATAAAGATACTTTTAAAAAAATAACTGATTTAATACTTTCAGATAATTTTCCTTGGTTTTATAACGAAAACATAACCCAAGATAAATTGAATGAGCATGTATTTAGTTATGGGTTTACTCATATATTTCATGATGGGGAAATGCGGAATACCTACTATGCTGAGTTAATGACTCCAGTTATTAATAAGATAAAACAAACCGCAAGAGGCTCAGATATTCTAAGATCAAGATTAGATATGACTATGAGTGTGTCTGGCAAATATTTACATAACCCACATATAGATTACCCCTATGATAATATAACTACAATATTTTATTTAAATGACTCAGATGGGGATACTGTTTTATTTGATGAATATGGTAAAGATGTTAATACTATATACAGTCAAAGTACTTTAAAAGAGGTACATAGAGTTACCCCCAAAGCTAATAGATTGTTAATATATGAGGGTAATCGATTGCATACAGGAAATTCCCCTACAAAGAATAAGAGACGTGTACTATTAAATTCGAATTTCACTTATTTATAAGTATATTTAAATAGTGTATAATACTGTTATGTCACTAAGAAAAGTGCAATTTGCACCAGGATTTAATAAACAAGCTACAGATTCACAGGCCGAAGGTCAGTGGGTAGATGGCGATAATGTTCGTTTTCGATATGGTTCACCTGAAAAAATAGGTGGATGGGAACAGGTACTTGATAGTACCCTTGTCGGTGCAACAAGAGCAATACATACCTGGTCAGATTTAGGTGGTAGAAAATACGCCGCTCTTGGTACAAATAAAATTTTATATATTTATAATGGAGATGACTTTTATGATGTTACTCCAATCGATACTAATATAGCCGTGAGCGGAGGTGACATTACCACGGTTAACGGATCACGGACAGTAACTATTACAACTCCATCAGCTCATAATTTAGAGATAGGAGACATTACTACTTTTGAAAATGCAGGTTCATTTACTGGTGGTCAAACAGATTATGTGGCAGCAGACTTTGATGATGTTTTATATGAAGTACAGTCTATACCAACAATTACTACTTTTACAATTCAAATGGCTACTGCAGAAACTGGAACAGGAGCAACGAACGATGGTACTTTAGATACACAACCTTATTACAAAATAGGTCCAATACTACAAGCATTTGGTTATGGTTGGGGTACTGGAACATGGTCGGCTTCTACTTGGGGAACACCAAGACCTTCTTCGAATGCAGTTTTAGATCCTGCATCATGGTCATTAGATAATTATGGAGAGCTATTAATAGCAACTATTAAAAATGGTGCTACATTTCAATGGGATCCCAATGGCGGTGCTGGTATAAATGCTAGAGCAACTTTAGTAACTAATGCTCCAACAAAAGCAGTGATGACACTAGTGTCTGATAGAGATAGACATTTAATATTTTTAGGTACAGAAACAACAATTGGTTCTCCAGGAACACAGGATAAAATGTTTATTAGGTTTTCTGATCAAGAAAACATTAATGATTACACACCAACGTCTACTAACACAGCAGGTACATTTAGAATAGATTCTGGAACTAAAATCATCGGTGCTGCAAAAGGTAAAGATTATATTTTAATTTTAACAGATACTTCAGCATATTTAATGCAATTCATAGGAGCACCTTATACGTTTAGTATTAGACAAGTTGGTTCTAATTGTGGTTGTGTTGGACAACATTCTATTGTGTATGCTAACGGTGCAGTATTCTGGATGGGAGACTCAGGGGGTTTCTTTGTATTTGATGGTACAGTTAAATCAATGGGTTCTTTAGTAGAAGATTTTGTATTTACTACAACAGCAGATAATCTAGGTTTTAACTTTGCTTCAGGTTCTGAATTAACTTATGGAACACACAATAGTCTATATCAAGAAATTACTTGGTTTTATCCAACAGCTAGTTCTAATTATGTTAATAGATGTGTTACGTATAACTATGGAGAAAGAGTATGGACTACAGGAACTTTAGCAAGAACAGCTTATTCAGATGCTCATGTATTTGATAGTCCAATGGCAACTAAATTTGATTTAACGGTTGCTCCAACAACACCAGTAGTACAAGGAGTATCAAATGGTGCTTCTTATGTGTTTGATCAAGAAGTTGGTGTTAATGAAGTATTAGACAATGGTAACGTTGTAAATGCTATACCTGCATATATTGAATCAGGAGATTTTGATTTAGATGAAGGTGGAGATGGCGAATATTTTATGAAGATAAGAAGATTTATTCCTGACTTTAAAGACCTACAAGGTAATGCTAAGGTTACAATATTACTAAGAAGATACCCTGCCGATACTCAAACAAGTTCTACGTTAGGACCCTTTACAGTTAACTCTTCTACTGATAAAGTAGACACAAGAGCTAGATCAAGACTAGCTTCTGTAAAAATTGAAAATGATGCTATTAATGAAAGATGGCGTTATGGAGTATTTAGAGTAGATATACAACCAGATGGGAGAAGATAATGGCTAAAGTACAAGTGTTTTTACCTGAACCGCCGCAGGAATATACTCCTGATGCATTTAGACAAATTCAATTAGCTTTAGAAAGTTTACAGAATCAATTAAACACTAACTATCAAAAAGAAACAAAAGAAGAGGATCAGGCATTTGCTTGGTTTAATAGTTAATGGCATTACAATATAAAAATCAAGGTTTTATTTTAAACACTACAAACTTAACAACAGTGCTTACTATTGCAGCTGATTCAAGAGCACTTGTTAAAAGTATTTCAGTAACTAATGAACACAACAGTAATAATTTAGTTGAGATGTATTTAACAGATAGTTCTGCTGGAATTGATTATGAGTTTTTTCATGAGTTAATGACAGCAGATGAAACAGCTCAAGCGGCAGGACAAGTTTTAGTTTTAGAAGAAAGTGATGGAATTAAAATGCAAGCAGCTACAGCAAATGTAGTAAAAGGTGTCATATCTTATGCGTTAATAAATAGATCAGAGGAAAATGGCTAAACAAAAATTTACACATTTCGTACCTAGAGCAAAGCCTAAGAAGCGTCCTAGACGTCACACTAAGAGGTTGAATAAAAGTAAAAAACGTAGTATAAAGAAGTATAACCGACAAGGGAGACCATGAGTATA